CCCAATTTCTTTTAATTTTTTGGCTTGTCCCCCATTGATGAGCCAATTGGGGTAGTTTTTGGTATTCATTTTCTTTCTGATTTTTTAAGATTATTCTTCACCGCCAGCTTCTTCTGAAATTTCTAAGCTATCTATTTCGTAAGTGTAGTGCGATGGCACTCCGTTATAGCCCTCATCAGAAATGAGTTCTATAGCTTCTTTGTAGGGGTGATTGCTTAGAGGGTCGTCGTCCTCACTATATACCATTTCTTCTTTGTACATAGCTTGTAGTTGTTTTGCTACTTTTTCAGAGACTTTTCCGCTAAATCTAACTTGGTATCTCACTGTTATACCTAATTCGTCAATTGTTACTTTTTTATTTTTCATCTTTGATAAATTTACCGTTAATCATTTTTCCTGTTCTGTTTTTGATTTCGTTGTAAGCGATGTTAAGGCACTCCTCAAGGGTAGTGTTCTCTAAAAGAGCAATCTTGTTGAGACAATATGCAACACTAAATACTCTAAGCCCACTTGGCTCAGATAATTCTCCGCCATCTTCCCTCATATTAATACTTATCAATCTACCTAAAGCGTTATAAACGTTCATAACGCATGAGATGATGTCAAGTTCTGATACGGATAGTTCAACCGCTTGTTTAATACTCTTTATAACATCCAGTTCTATAAAGTGGCAGTAGTTAATAAGGCAAATCATAGTATCACCTATCGCATCTTGGATAGATGGTTTGTCATTGTCATAACACGCCTTGATAAGTTCTCCAACCTCCTCGTGTGTTTTTAGGAGTTGGTCAAATGGGGTGCTTTTGTCAAATATTCCCCTTTCTTTTGCCCACTCTTGGATAAGTGGGACGAGTTCTTGGATTGTTTTCATTCTCTATAAATTTTAATCGTTTTGCTTTTTATTTAGTTGCTCCTTTCTCAATCCCATGCAATAGGAGTAGTAATTAATATTTACATCATGCTCAGAGATGTAATAATACCACTCTACAATTTTCCTCACAGGTTGATTGCTCTTGAGGTCAAAGTATATATCCGAGATACTGAAGAAGAAATCAGAAATGTAAAACATGTCTATACGATCCCCTCCAACTGAATAATCAGGGATTAAGTCTTGTTTCTTGCAAAAAGCTTTTAGTAGGTCCTTAGTGGCATACTCAAAAAGAGAAACTTCATCTTGTTTTTTCGTTCTCATTATTTAATTATTAAAATGGATTGTTATTTTTAGGGTCAATTTTTGGGAAACTATTTTCTTGATAAGTATTTATACTTACGTTTCCGTATCGTTCAAAAAACCGCATATAGTGTAGCTGACAGCCGGCAATTACACGACCTACAGAACCGTTACGAAACTTAGCAATATTAATTTCTACTTCGTTATCTGTGGGGGTGTTATCCTCCCATTGAGGAATTTTATAATATTCAGGACGATAGAGAAAGAGTACATTGTCAGCGTCCTGTTCTATAGCACCTGATTCACGAAGGTCAGAGAGTTGAGGACGTCTATCTGTTCTTGAGTCTACAGAACGAGAAAGCTGAGAGAGGGCGACAATAGGAATATCCAATTCCTTAGCCAAGCCCTTGAGAGTACGAGATATTTCACTAATCTCTTGATCTCGCGTCCGTCCCTTAAGAGGGTTGCTAATCAGTTGCAGATAGTCAATGTAAATAATTTTTACTTTCTTATCTCTTACCCACTTCTTTGCTTTGATTTTCAAAGAAAGCAAGGATAAAAAAGGCTCATCATCAATATACAAAGGCAACTTATTAAACGCTTCTCTATGTTCTACGGCAACCTCCATTTCTGAAGGAGTAAGGGTGCCAGAGAATAGTTTACTACTGTCTATCTGGGAAAAGTTAGCAAAGAGCCTTGAGGTAAGCTGTTGCGCACTCATTTCAAGGGAAAATATTCCTACAGGGTAACCTAATCGCGCTTGATGAAGGGCGTCATTCAGTGCGTATGCTGTCTTTCCCATAGCTGGACGTCCTGCTATAACCGTAAGGTCACTCATCTGGTAACCATTGAATTTCAAATTCAAATCACGAATAGCCATAGGTACCACTTGACGTTCTGCTCTTGTCTTTAGTACCTCTGTAAGATAATCCCCTATCTCCTTCGGTTGTTTGATAGAAAGCCAATCGGAAACTTTATCAAGCTCCTTGTAAGAACTATCCAACAGCTCAAATATATCCATGTCCTCATCGTAGGCTTGCTCTGAGAGGTGATAACCTACTTCAATACTCTTGCGCTTGACGTACAACTGCATGAGAATAAGCGCATGTTTGTAAATATGTGCTGAAGAGGATACTTTTTCAGTGAGTGCAACAAGATAGGCACCTCCTCCTGCTTCTTTGAGTTTGCCTTTCTTCTGCAAGGCAATCCGAACTGTTACTAAATCAACTGGCTGTGAATCCTTGTAAAGCGAAAGGATAGCATTATAAATCAATGCATTTTTTTGATTATAAAAAACATTCGTATCCTTAACCACCTCTACAAATTCAGAAACTCCACGATTGTCTATAAGCATACCTCCCAGTACAATCTCCTCAAGATTGAGGTCATTAGGCATTTGTCTTATCATTTGCATTTTTTTTAATTAATAAATTATCTCATTTCCGTTCTCATCATAGCGAAAGCGCTTAGGAGCTGCTACGGGCACTTGTGCTTGTTGCATGGGAGTTCCTGTTGTTTCTTTCCTTCGTGTTTCCCACGTTCGTACAGCTGCCTTCCAATCCTTCATCGGCTGACTCCCTACTCTCCAACCTTTGGAAGCATAGAAATCACAAAACTGCTGTCCTGAAATGCCATTCTTGCGCTCCTCGCAATATGTCTGTACTTCTTCAGGGGCAGGGATAATAAATTTTTTCCGCCCGCCGCTGCTTTGTGTTTCTGGAGTAGAAGGAGTCTCTATGGGAGTTTCTACAGGAGGATTCTCTCTTTCCATTTCCGAATTTGCGCAGTCGCTTTTCTGTTTCTCTTTTTCTAAAAGAGAAATATTTAATTTACTTTCTTTTCTTTTTCTTTTTATTTGTTCATTAATGTTTACATTAACTCCGCTTGAAGTAGGGTTAATGTCTACATTAACTCCATCCAATAACCAATATTGCGATAAATCAATATCTTTACGTCTTTTTGACGCTTCTAAATAAACCCTTTGAATATGTTTACTTGTCAATACATTATACTCACTAAATACAAACCCGTCGAAGAACTCATATTTAACAAGTTTTTTGACAACCTCCTCAACAAGCCCACCGGATAGTCCGCCAAGCCTTGCCAATTTGTTTTTTAAAAGTTCCGAAAACTCCACGAAGTACCCATTACGGTAGATTTCACAAAGCAGCCGCAACACGATTATCTCTCCTTTCACAGAGAACTCCCCCGAGATAGCCAGTATTTTATCGTCTTCAAAAATCCCAACGTCCAAAGGGAAATAATCTAATCCTTGTTTATTTGGTCGTGCCATATTGATATTGTTTTATTCGCTTATTTTGTCAATTTCACACTTGATAAGCAAAAATACCGCTCTTGATTGTGGCTTTAGGACATCCTCCCAATCCTCATCAGCAAATACATAGTGCAATATTGCCATGGTTACTTTTGATTGTTCTGATCTGGGGAGGTGGCACATGGCTTCATACCAACTCTCCTTAAAAATTAAATCTTTTGACATATTTTTATCTATTACTTGTTATCTGTATAAAGCCCTCTCCTTGAGCAAACTCACCAAGTACAAGCGAGGGCTCATAAAAATGAATGAGTACTTAGAATAATGTTAGTTGTAACTGCTTTTCAGTCATTCTCCTTGCATTCTTAACAGCGGTTTCAAAATACTTGTCTTTGAGTTCTATTCCTATCCCATAACGTCCCAACTCAATCGCTTTATACACTTCACTACCTATTCCTAAGAAAGGAGTAAATACTGTTTCACTCGGATTACTCCACATCTGTATGCAACGCTTAATAACGGATAATTGCAAAGGAGCTATATGCTTTTCATCTCCTAAGTCCGTACCCTCTGAATTGTTTAGTACATCCGTCCTCTTAATGTCCATCCATGTATTAACTCGGTAGTCCTCCATGATCTCATTGAGTTGCTCAATATCACTCTTCTCTACATTCCACACAGGGGAAGCCCATTGCTGCCAAACATCTAAGGGAAAGTTGTCTTGATTCTTGTTATTAATCGGTGTCCAATCTTCCTCGTTACCTTCCCACTTACGAAATATAGTAACATATTCAGGCAACCCCACCCCTGTATAACTACTATCCTTGCGGAGTTGTTTATATAGTAGACGTTGTGTTTTGGTACGCTGCATTTCAAGGACAGGGTCAGTCCATATATTTATCTTTGAGTGGTACTTAAATCCTACCGCTTCCACTGCTCTATGATGATCTCCAGTGAAGTCGTACAGCCCAGTGTAACCGCTTGAGTTCTTATATACCGCTAAATCCTTAGTGTGGCAAACCATTAAGCGACCCGGCTTGAGGATACGATACAAGTCATGTAGAAGGAATGTATATTGCTTGAAAAACTCCTCATGACTCTCATTGTTTCCCATGTCATGTATATAGTTGGAGTAGGTAAATAAGGAGCTGAATGGAGGGCTGAATATGATTAAATCTACTGAATTGTCAGGGATACGTTTAATCTCTATACAACTATCGCCTTTCATTAACCAATATTTGTCTGTTTTTACTTCCTTGAACTCATAGGAGTTCAACAATCCGAAAGCATTCCCATTAATAAACTTGTTCATTTGAGCTTGCATTTCCTTAAATTGTCTTTCTTTTTTATCTATAGATAGTCTTACATTTTCCATAGTATCAGTTGTTATTAGGTAAATATTTACTTCATGTGTTTGTCCAAATCGGTACGAACGTCTTATAGCTTGATAGAGACTTTCAAAAGAGAAGTCTAAGCTGGCGAATATTTGGTTGTGACAGTTTTGAAAGTTCATTCCGAACTGG